GGTCGACGCTATAGGGGTCGTCCGGTTTTCTTAACGGGTAGTAGCGTTGTTTCTTGGATTGACTCTGATTTACATGGTTTGGCATAAAAATTCCTCCGTTGGTTTGCTCCAAGACGGAGGAATTTCTGCTGACTGAAAAAGGCATGTAAAAGTAGCTACAGTCCTGCGGATTTCTCCGTCTGGGAATGCAGCCTTTTTGCTCATCAGTCGGCTGAATCGTTAATTTTGTTGTTCAATGTGAGACGTGAGCCACCGTTGATCAGACGATGCATCTCTCATTGATTAGTTCTATTTTCTATTGGCGAGGGTTAAATGTCGCATCTTGAGAAGTTAGTTGAAAAGCCTGTTTTACGGCTCTTTTCAAGCCTTTTTCTGTAGTTCGAAGAGGGTGATAAAAGAAAAAAGCCCAAAGAGTAGGGCTTTTTTCATAGTGTTTCTAACTTCTGAAGTTAGAGAAATTTTTCATTCGTCATAATAGTGAATAAAGTAATTGCAAAAGTAATTACCAAGAGGTATAATAGAATCATCTGAAACAGAAAGGACGGATTAAACAATGCCATCTGACAGGAAAAGTATCGTTCCAATGGATCACTACAATATAACGGCCTTTCTTCGAGGTCAGGCTTCGAAAATTATCACATCTATTTCAGAAGAAGATACAACGGCTTATGTTTTGAAAAATGGTCAGCCTATCGCAGTAATCATGTCGAACGATCGATATGAAAGGCTACTTAAAGCTGGCATTGACATAAATAAAATTTGACGGAGGCGTTTTTAATGGCTCAAACCCATATAACAGAAGTGATGATGGATGATAAACCCATCGATGCATCAAAAGAAATTGCGATGGTGTTTTCCATTGCAAATACACTGAGGGGTCCATATAAAGCAGATCGTTATAAGGACGTCATTATTCCTATGATCATTCTTAGGAGAATTGAGTGTGCTCTCGAAAAAACAAAAGAACAGGTAGTCGCTGCTTATAAGAAAAACAAAAAAGCTCCTGTTCGTTACTTATGCAATATATCCGGTTATCCGTTCTACAACACTTCAGAATTTACACTGAAGAAGCTTTTAGACGAAGCTCCTTCTATCGTGGAGAATATGAATTTTTACATTGACTCTTTCTCGCCGAACATCAAGTCGATATTTGCCGAACTTGAATTTAAGTCAGAAATAAAGAACTTAGATAAAAACAATCGTCTACTTGGCGTAGTCAAGAAATTCTCTGAACTAGACTTAAATCCTGAAACTGTAGACGGAATTAAGATGGGTTATATGTTTGAGGAAATCATTAGACGATTTTCAGAAAACGCCGAGGCGGGCGATCACTATACACCTCGAGAGGTTATTCGGCTATTGACAAGCATTTTGTTAGCTGAAGGTTGTGATGATATTTATCGCCCCGGACGTGAGATTACTGTACTTGATATGGCTTGCGGAACCGGGGGCATGCTCTCAACTTCGCACGACTTTATAAAGCGTATGAACCCTGATGCAAATGTTCGCCTTTTTGGTCAGGAAAACAATCCGGAATCTCATGCAATTTGCCTGGCGGATATGCTTATTAAAAATCAGGATGCTGAAAACATTCGATTTGCGGATACGATGAAGAAGGACTGTTTTGAAGGCACATCCATGCGTTTTGTTATCGCTAACC